AAATAACTGAAGATTTGATTGGAATTGCAACTATTAGAGTTGGACTTGGAACTACTGTTACAGATACTGGTATTGTTGATGGTAATCTGATTACTCAAACAAATACAGAAGCTAGTGGTAGATTTGTTGGTTTGGCTGGTTCAGCTACCAGCACTCTAACACTCACAAATGTTGGTACCGGTTTCACTCCATCCAGTGCATATTACACTTTCGCCGGTGTAGCACTTACAAGTTTGACTGGTAATGGTATTAACGCAACAGCAGATATTACGATTCAAAATGGTGTAGCTATTGGAGCTACCATTGTTAATGGGGGTAAAGGATACGCACTTGGTGATATTCTGCAACCTATTAGTATTGGTAATCTTTCTCTTGGTGAAGGTATGAAACTTTCTGTAAATGATATTTACGGAGAGAATGAGTTAGTTATTGAAGGTGTACAAGGTACATTCTCAACTGGTGTAAATGATAATCTTCTTTACACCAACAATAGTGGTGTAACTACAGCTATCAATCATCCCGGAGTTGTTGTTCCAATATCACCTATTAGGGAAACGAGTGACGGTCTTCACTTCAAAGTATTCCATAGAAACCACGGGATGCACGCAACTGGTAACGTTGTAACTCTCAATGGATTGAATACTAAGACAAAACCAACTACACTAACTGCTGAGTATTCACTCACATCAACTACGGCTATTTCAATTGCCAGTTCTACCTCCCCAACTAACTTTGGAGAGTTTGAGGGTGTTGGAGTTGGGGCAACCAACCCTGGTTATGTGAAGATTGGTTCTGAGGTTATCAAGTACACTGGAGTAGAAGGAAACACCCTTACAGGTATCACTAGAGGTATTGATACTACACAGACTGGAAGACATACTGTAAACAACCTTGTTTATAAGTATGAACTCAATGGTGTATCGTTGAGGAGAATCAATAAAACTCACAATCTCAACGAATCTACCAATAATGAGAGAATCACTCTTGATACTTATGATCTCAAACTTGATATGAGTGACACTGATATTGGGACAAATCGTAGTGGATCTGGACTTAAGAAACTCTTCTTCAGTGAAACTGTTGATGGTGGTGGACCTAATGGTAGGGCAACATACAATATTCCTTTCGAGATGATCATTCCTCAGATCAATACTATGGAACCAACAGGTACCAATATTGCACCTTCTGTTAGAACAACCAGTGGCACATCTGTGTCAGGAAGTGAGCCATCATTTGTTGATAAAGGATTCGATGAAGTGTCCTTGAGGCAGGAAAATTTCTTTGAAAATCCAAGAATTGTAGCTTCCAGTGAGAATGAAAATCTTTACTTGGATGAACTTCCTGGTAACAAATCATTTACAATGAACTTGGATCTGATTACTGATGATACAAGACTCTCACCAGCTGTTGATCTTAATCAGGCTTCAGTTATCTTTACTAGTAATAGAATTGATAAACCTATCACAGATTATGCTACAGATCCTAGAGTAAATTCTACAGTGAACGATCCTAATAAGTTCTTCTATGTGACTAAGAATGTGGCTCTTGAGAATCCAGCATCTTCTTTACAAGTGTTCTTGGATGGATATGTTCCACTAGAATCAGATCTCAGATGTTTCTACGCACTCAATCAAGATGGTCCTGTTGATAGTGTAATCTTTGTTCCTTTCCCCGGTTTTGGTAACTTCAATATAAATGGAACTACTTTAAGTCAAGGAAATAGTAATGGAAATCCTGATCTAAATGTACCCAAAGTTGATCTTGTTACTCCTAAGCCTAGCATTAGTGGTTATAAGGAATATAAGTTTAGTGTAGATCAACTACCACCTTTCAAGTCATTTAGGATTAAGGTAATTGGTTCTTCTACGAATCAGGCAACTGTTCCAATGATTAGAAACTTCAGAGCGATTTCACTAGCATAATGAGTAAGATTCCGGTTAAAGATCATAGAAATCTGTATCGCGATGGTTCTTCAACAGCCATCGTGAATACAGATAGTGTAGGATATCAAGCCTATGTTGCAAACAGAGAGAAACTTCTCACTGATAAACAAAGAATTGATAACTTAGAAATTACAGTAGAAGAGATCAAAGGTGATCTCACAGACATTAAGAATCTACTGGTACAACTAGTAGATAAATAGAAAAAAAAGTTGTTTAAATAATGGCTCAACCTACCAATAGACAAGAATTAGTTGACTATTGTCTTAGACAACTTGGTGCTCCTGTATTGGAAGTCAACGTTGCTGAAGAACAGATTGACGATCTAGTTGACGATGCTATCCAATACTTTCAGGAAAGACACTTTGATGGTGTAGAGAAAGTATATCTGAAATATCAGATCACACAAGGTGATGTTGACAGAGGAAAAGCAAGACCACCTGGAGCTCCAAATACTACAGGATCAATAGGAATTGCTTCTACTAGTGTAACTACTAGTATTGTAGGAACTGCTACCACATTTACATATTATGAGAATAGTAACTACCTACAGGTTCCTTCTAATATTATTGGAGTCAATAAAGTATTCCAATACAATTCCACTGCAGCTGGATCTGGAATCTTTAACGTAAAATATCAGTATATGTTGAGTGGTGTCAACTTGTGGGGTGGTGCTGGATTTGATTTGTTATCATATTCGATGACTATGAGTTATTTGGAGACAATGAACTTTCTCCTGAATACTCATAAACAGATTAGGTTCAATCAAAGATCTGACAGAATGTATCTCGATGTTGATTGGGAGAACTTACAAGTAGATGAATTCTTGATTATTGAATGTTACAGAGGGCTTGATGGAGACGATTACTCAAGACTTTGGAATGATTCTTTCCTAAAACCATATCTAACTTCACTCATTAAGAGACAGTGGGGCATGAACTTAATCAAGTTCCAGGGTGTAAAACTACCTGGTGGTATTGAGTTTAATGGTAGACAAATTTATGATGATGCTGAAAAAGAATTAGAGACAATTCGTGAGAGAATGACATATAATTATGAACTTCCTCCTATGGATATGATTGGTTGATATGGCACTTAATCCTTTCTTTTTAAACGGTACAAAGTCAGAGCAAGGTCTTGTACAAAGTCTTATCAACGAACAGTTGAGGATGTATGGTGTCGAGTGCTATTATTTGCCTCGTAAATATGTCACAACTAACACTGTAATCAAAGAAGTTATCGAATCTAAGTTCGATTCTGCCTATCCTTTAGAGGCATATCTGGATTCTTATGAAGGATTTGGTGGTCAGGGGACACTTTTATCCAGATTTGGTATCGAAGACAAGGATGATTGTACTTTAATCATCTCTAGAGAGAGATATGAGAACTATATTTCCCCTTTAATTGAAAATTTACCCAATATTGAGCTGTCTTCACGTCCAAAAGAGGGAGATTTGATTTATTTTCCTCTTGGAGACCGTATTTTTGAGATAAAATTCGTAGAACATGAGCAACCATTCTATCAATTAAAGAAAAACTACGTCTATACACTCACTTGTGAACTATTCCGTTACGAAGATGAGGTTGTAGACACTGGAATTGGTAAAATTGATGATAATTTAGTTGATTTTGGTTATATTCAGACCCTAAACATGATTGGAGCGGCTGTTACAGCTACCGCAACTGCTGGAATTTGTACTCTGGGTGCTGTAAATCTCATCAGTATGTCAAATATGGGTAAAAAATACTCATATAGACCAGAAATTGGAATATCTTCCTCACCAGGAACAACCACAGTTGGTATTGCATCTATCACCAATGAGTTTATTCAGTGTGATGGAATGTATGGTGGTATGATTGATGCTATCGATCTAGTGAATGCTGGTTGTGGATACACTGTCAAACCTATGGTGAGCATTACTCCATCTGGAAACGATAATGGTAGCAGTGCCACAGCAACTAGTGGTATCTCAACCAATGGTTCTATTCAGTTTGTAACTATTACAGGTGGTGGTTCAGGATATACTACAAGTCCAAACTTTACTTTTGTCGTTGGTGGTGGAAATACTACAGGTGTTAGCACTGGATTTGGTTATGGTGTTATCAATAACGCCGGTGTTGTTACCGCAGGTTACATCAGATATGGTGGTGAAAACTACAATCTTACAGGAGTTACAACTATCACTAGTGTAACAATTGATAATCCTGTTGGACTTGGAGCTACTGTTGGTGTTGGGACTTTCATCTTCAATGAAGTTGTTACTGGTGGAACCTCAGGAACCACAGCTAGGGTCAACTCTTGGAATGAAACAAGTCTTGAACTTACTATCAAAGTTGTTGATGGAACATTCTCAGGAAATGAACTTGTTATCGGACAAGAGTCCGGTGCGTGTTATGCACTCAGATCACAGATTGTTGATGACTTAGTTACACCATTTGCAGACAATGATAATATCCAAACAGAAGCAAATAAGATACTTGATTTCACTGATAGTAATCCTTTTGGGGATCCTTAAATATTATCTTGTTAAATAGTAGTATATCTAAACTACAGGACGATGTTTGAATATTTCTATAATGAGATCCTTAGGTCCACAATTATTGGATTTGGATCTCTCTTCAACGGTATAGAAGTTCAACACCAGAACGACTCAGACCAAGCCGTGAGTGTGATTCAGGTTCCTATTGCATATGGACCTACTCAAAAGTTTCTTGCTCGTATGCAACAAGAAGCTAATCTGAATCGTCCTACTCAAATTACTCTTCCCAGAATGTCATTTGAGTTTAAATCACTCACTTATGATCCTTCAAGGAAAACAACAAAGAATCAAACATTTGTAACTAGAACACCTGACGGTAGTGAGATTAAGAGGGTATATTCTCCTGTCCCTTATAACATGGGATTTGAACTCTCTGTCTACACGAAACTGAACGATGATATGTTGCAGATCGTCGAACAGATTCTTCCATATTTTCAACCACAATATAATCTCTCAATCAAGTTTCTTGGTAATTTGAATGAGATTAGGGATGTTCCCGTTGTCCTTGATAGTGTGAGTATGGATGATGATTATGAGGGTAACTTTGAAACCCGAAGAGCTCTAGTATACACACTTCAATTTACAGCTAAGACCTATCTGTTTGGTCCTATTGCTGATGTATCAGGTGATATCATCAGAAAGGTTACCGTTGGTTATCTTGCTGGTTCCAAGGGTGGTGGAGTTGCAACAAGAGACCTTACATATCAGGTCACACCAAGAGCTACTAAAGACTATAACAATAGTTTGATTAGTAACTTGGATGAGGATGTTGATATCTCACAAACAACTATCAAGATCACAAATCCTGGTGGTGTTACTGAGAACACTTATGTTTATGTTGGTACTGAAGAGATGTTCGTTGAGAAGATCGTTGGTGAAAACATGAGAGTTAAGAGAGGTCAGGATAATACCAAGGCTTCTATTCATGTTCTTGGTACAGATGTCTACAGTATCACCAAGGAAGATAATAAGTTGATTGAATTCGGAGATGACTTCGGATTTGATGGTAATGTTTTTTGAGGTAACCCATGACTAAGTATGAGAAACTTGATGAAGCTTTTGATGTTGATCCAACAGAAGTAGAAGTAACGGAAAGGAAGATTGAAAGAATCAAATCCGGTTCAGAGGATATCAAGAAAGATTACGAATACACCAGGGGTAATCTCTATTCAATCATTGAGAAAGGGCAGGAAGCTATCAATGGCATCCTTGAACTGGCTCAGGAGAGTGAGATGCCTCGTGCATATGAAGTCGCAGGTCAGTTGATTAAGAATGTGGCTGATGCCACAGATAAACTCCTAACACTCCAACAGAAGTTGAAAGATGTTCAGGAAGAGAAAGAAAGTAAAGGTCCAACTACTGTGAATAACGCATTGTTTGTTGGTTCTACAGCAGAGTTACAGAAACTCTTGAAGAACAACACACCAGATAAATAACTAAAAAGATAATAAAATGGCTACCCCGTCAGTCAATATTGTTATACCACAAGCTTCTGATTTTAGTTTTACATACATCTCTAAAAATCTTGATGGAAGTCTAAAGAATTTGAATGGTTTTACTGGAGAGTCAAAGTTGAAGAAACATTCAACTTCTTCAACATCTCATTCCTTTACTGTTGGTATTAATACTACCACATCTGTGGTATCTCTTGCCATGACTTCTGGTGTATCTGTAAATGTTAAGTCAGGAAGATATCTTTATGATGTAAGAATCACATCATCTGGTGGTTCTGTAGAAAGAATCCTTGAGGGAATGGCAGAAGTTACAGCAGGAATCACTACTTAATTTCATCAAGAAGTGGAGGAGATAAATAGTATTTCAGGGAGAGAAATCCCAAAGTATTGCACTAATAGAATGTCTAACGAAGACCTGCCGTCAATAAATGATATAGTAGAAGAGAGCAATTTGCCCTCTTACAAAGATTTTATCGAAGTTAAACAGGAAGAGGAACTTCCTTCTGTTGAGGAATATATTGAAGAGAAAGTTGTAGATACTTTAGAAGAAGAAGAAGATATTGAAACTATTTTATCAGAAACTGCTCCAGAGTGGTCGGAATTAGTACGCCTTGTAAATGACGTAAGAAAGGATATACCGGAAATCCCGGAAATTAAGTATTATGATGAGCAACTAAAAGAATTAAGTGATAAATTATCACAAATTCAAGATTTAAATGAAGACAAATTAACTGAAATTGAATCAAAAATACCTGAACTCCCAGAGGTCAAGTATTATGATGCAGATATTCAATTCATTTATGATAAGATTGGTCGTATAAAGGAAGAAATCAATTCTCTTCCAGAAGTAAAATATTACGAGAGTGATCTTAGTTCATTAAAATCAAGAATTGAAGAAGTAAATCAAAGTATTCCTACATTTCCTGATTGGATTCAGGAAGTTCAGGAAGTTCCAGATTTCTCTTGGATTGGTAAAACTTTTAGCATCATCGATGATGACTTTAATAAGGTTCAAGGACATCTTGATCTTATCAGAGAAAAGATTGACTATCAGGTCAATGAACTCAATGAGACTATTGGTAAGAAAGAATTTGAGTTAAACATTGACATTAAGAATGTTGATAATAGTATCAATGATACAAATGTTTATCTTAATGAGACCAAAGATAAGATTTACAACGAACTTAGAGATTCTTCTATAAGAATTTGGGAACATCACAAAGAGTTTAAAGATGATGATAGAAAACTAAAAAAATCTATCATAAGTGAGCAGAATAAACTAAAACAATCTCTTCAGGAACAGATAAAAGAGATTGATAGTCAGAGTGTAAAGGCTGACGAAGCTCTTTTAAAGTTTTTCAATGATCTTAATGAAGAAGTAAAATCACTTCCTGAAGTTAAGTATTATGATACTGAAGTATCTGATATTGTAGAAGATATTGATTCTTTGAAGGTCAATATTGAGGATATTAGAAATATTGTTTCTTTAATCAAAAAAGATCAAAAAGAACTAAAAGAATTAAAAGAAAATTATTTACTAAACGAACCACCAGACGAAAAAGAAAGTGTTGGTTCTGGTGTTGATCCACTCACTCCGATGGATCAAAAGTTTGC